CCATGATCCCCGTTAGACGGGTGGCCCCAAGCGCGATAGCTTGTACTATGTACAGGTAGTCCCTGGGTTCTTCCATGTCAACTCGTTCCGGCAGCCTTCATCCCAAAAGAGGGTAGCTGGTACTTGAGTGGTTCAGACATTGTTGAAAACCTCTGCTTTATAAGGTGCAGTATAAAAAACCTTTAGACTCCACGAAAGTGTGAAGTCCTCCGCTGAAGGCGGGGTCTAAGGGCGTCGGCCCCTACAGACAGATACAAACCTCTGTCAGGTTGAAGGAATTGATGATCCTTCAGCTCCCGTAGCAACTCATCGGGGCACTTCTCTTCGGTCAACTCTTGAGACCACCTATCAACGCCCGCCGTAGAGAACCTTTCCCTCCAGAACGAACTGGTTGCATGTCGGGATGTGGGCATGCGTAAAAGCAAACGGAACACTTCCGGGCGGAGAGGTGTCGACTCCCCAACATGATGTCACACCACCACTCTTCCGCAGCCGCTAGCGTCAAAGGCGGCACCGGGCTCTTAGTGGGTACGAGGCAACTCTGCCACGTCGGCAAGTTCCAGGCGAGTACACTGTTAGAACGCAGGATCAAGAGGCACAAGAAAGTCCTCAATCGCGTCTTCGGTTACTTCCGGTACAATCGCCGTAGTTGCAGCTCGAACCTACCCGGACTGTGGGATTCCGTGAAACAGGGGGTCCTCGACACGACTAACTCTAGGCAGGAAGAGTATAACTATCCTCCCGTTCATCCTCGATCGCCGTGTGAACGTAGCAGTGCCAAGAGTTCTGAGGACTGGTCGGTGGACCACGAGGAAGGACCGCATTGTTGGGCTCGTTTGATGACTGGAAGTTGTGGTCATACTCGGGCAAGTGGTACGTCGGGAGCCGCAGTGTGTGCAAGGCTCGGTGGTACAACCACCATCCATTCATTACCCCCCCCCCTCAACCTCGATCCCCGTCGTCGGATTCCGGTACGATTCGTCCGTGAGTCCCGCAATTTGTCAAGGTTCGTACAAGAAGATCAAAAGTACGAGTATCCGAGGGATTATTCTTTCGAGCAGACTGTCACCAATGAGACAGAGACCCTCAGCCGCGAGTACAACAACTCAAAGGCTCGCTTGGAAGAATTGATCCTGATGACGAGAAAGGAAACTGACCGGGAGGAATTGGCCGCCTTGAATGCTGAGGCCGACACGGTGGAGACTAGACTGCTCGAACTGGCAGACTTACTCTGGATGAACTTCCAGAGCATCCTCCGTGTACCAATCCCCGACGAACACTTCGACAAGGCTGCTTTTGACGAGGAAATGGAGAGAGCTTTCGGCTCGATCAATCAGGTCGGGACGGGAACCTTTCATCTCGGTGAGAACCAGTGTGATGTAAAAACCGCGCAGGATGCGAATCTTGTGTTTTCACTCTATCTTGCCCGGAAGGTTTTATGTCCTGTGTCACGTAAGAAGCTTGAAACCTCTCTTACGGCCTTTTTCGAACGAGTCGAGTCACCTGCTCCTCCTGATCCACTTCGATCCCGCGCCCTCACTTTCATCAGCCGGCTAGCTGAAGACCTCTTTACCTCAAAAGGGATGGAAAAATTCTCCGAGACCCCAGAGAATTTTGTACCGACCCATGCGAGCGGAAGCGTAGAGGTAGAACGAAGCCGTGGTGGAAAGAGGGAGTTGTACTACGGACTCATGAAGGGAGAGTACGACCTGGAAACCATTAAGCCCGAGGCGATCTACACGGGTGGAAAGGTTCGCGTCATCACGCTCGACTCTGCAAAGAATCTGGACTACGCCTATCTCAATACGTTTATGGGAAACCGTATTCGGAAGGAGAAATGGTGTATCTTCGGAGCAGACGTCGCGGAATTCCTTGACAAGAACCCAGAGTTTCTTGGTACCCCTTATGAGTACGTCAGTGGCGACTTGGAGTCTGCGACTGATCTCTTTGACGGACGTTTTGCTGAGGAAGTTTTCAAGGTTTTAATCAAGATTGATCCTGATCTTGACCATGAAGACTTTAAGCGCATGTGTGGGTTTACTACACGGGCACCTCTCAAAACGACTTTAGAAGGGATCGGGAAAAAGGCCACTTGGGTACAGGTGTTTCAGGAAAGAGGCCAGCTGATGGGATCTATTCTCAGCTTTCCCATTCTTTGTCTCGTCTCTCTGACAGCTTGGGCCGTCGGCTACGACAAGGATCTCGAGTACATGGCAACCCCGACTAGAGCGGAACGGAGGAAACTTCGTGAAGCTTGGCTGGTCGGCATCAATGGAGATGACATCATTTTCCCGGCCGCAGATCGCGGAATCGGTTGGGAAAAAGGAGTCTCTGCCGTTGGTGGACGCGTATCGCGAGGTAAGTCTCTCACCAACTCAGTTTGCTTCACTGTGAACTCTGAGCTCTGGTTCAAGGAAGGAGAGCACTGGATCGCGCCAATGGATGTAAGACCATCTGTTGTACTTGGGATCGCTGACGGGCGCGCAGCATGTCCTGAAAAGCTGTGGAAGAGGATTTTTGGTTCCCCCTTGATCGACTCAGAGCATCCTATTCTCGATCTCATCTGCCGTCGCATGAAAGCACATCTCCCGAAGTCGATGGGAGGACTAGGTTGTGTGAACCAGTTTGTGCTTCGCGATGTCCTGCGATGGAAGATTCAGAGAGAGGAAGCCAAGCCAAAGAAGTTGATCCTTCCAGGGTGGTCCGAACCAGAGATCCAACGACTCCGCTGCAAGAAGGTTCGCTTGCGTGCCAGTAAAGAGACCCATGACCATGTCAGGCGTGTGTTTGGCGAGCCATGGAGGCATCTTCCGCGTTGGAGCGACCGAGGGACAGAGAGGTCCTACGTCGAACGGAAGTTGCACAACCAGCTCCACATGATCACGGCAGCAGAGATTGAGGAACTTTATCAATTGTGGGCCTACCGAATGCATCTCCAAGAGTTGGGAGAAAGTGAAGCATTGGTACCGATTGATTTGGTTCCACTCGCAGCTACAATGGGTGCGACACCGGCTCGAAGAGGAAAGGATCCAGCGATGAAGGATTGGAGGCGGGGGGGGGGTGTGTTGGACTGTGAGAGTCCGAATGAATGGATGATGCAAAAGTTGTGCATCGCGAGAGAGGAGGGAGTATTCCGGCTGCGTCAAGAAGACGAGGCGTGTGAAGCACGGAAGGTCCCCTCACCAGAGGAGCGACATGCCGAAAGGGAGGCACTCTGGTATGCAGAGAGAATGTCCTGGCGTCGACGGTGATAGTTTCAGGTCACCGCCTAATAGGCGCATCTCACGCGGGGACTGTCATGTTGGTTGTCTTCTACCGTAAGAAGATCTTGAGGGAACATGATGGGTCACCCCTGCCGTTCGAGTTTCGGTCCGGGCCCGGCTGTCCGGTGAGTTGGAAGTTCTTGAGGCGCCAAGAAGAGCGTGAAAGGG